TATATCCACACTGTTCTGATAAGCGCCTTTCAAACGTTATGCGCAGACTTTTGAGGAGTTTGGCCAAATGTTCTTTATTAACTCCATGAACTGCATATGATTTCCCTATGTATTTTAAAATTGGCATAATCGGATTATCATACTCACGAATATAATCGACTGTGAGTTCATGTTTTCTCTTATCTTCATCGATATAAAAAGCTTTTCTGGCTTTGAAATCAAAACGCAAAACCTCTTTATAAGAGCCATCTTCAGACGTTCCATCCCAAAATAGCTGAATGCCTTTATATTTAATACGAAGATCGAGGAAGTCTTTGCAATTAACGACTTCAAAAAACATTTCTTTAGGAAATAATTCCTCGTCATCACATGTTAATATCACTTTGTGTACATATGGTTCGGAGCGAGTTCCACAATTAGGGCAAACATAACATTTCGCACCGGTATAATATCCGCTACCCATGCTATATTTGCGATTCCATGTACCACCAAATGTATGATTGCAATCGCAATGGTGAATTGTTGTGTAAGCAGCATCATAATGTTTTTCAATTATGATGCTATCGAACATTTTGCGGATGTATAAACTTGACACAGTTTTCACAGAACACCACCGCCTTAATCACCAAACATAGCAAAGAGGTCAGCATTTTCTTCTACACTAGGCTCAACCATTGGCTGTGTTTCATCTGTAGCTGGTTCGCTATCAACTGGTACAGATTCTTTGCTTGTTTTGGCCTTGCGTTTGCGTTTAGGCTTTTCATCTTTAGGAGTTTCTTCGGATTTTTCTTTAGTTGTAGCCGCCTTAGGTGGCTCTACTACATCAAAAGCTTTTACAATAGCATTAGAGGCTTTCATGACATCCTCTGTATATGCGATACCCGCCTGGTACTCTTCAGCGTTACCCGGGTCCATTTCAATTGCTTTATGTAATATATCTAACGACTTCTTACATATGTCTGCTTGGCTTTTAAATTGTTGTTTAGCCATATTTAAGCCTCCTTATCTGCCATGATGGATTTTAAATCTGTGATAAGATCATCCGTTAAAGAGTCGCTAGACGGACGAGTGACCCCGTGCTTGCTAAAAATTGCAAGTGCTTTTTTTGCTTTTACCCCATCTTCGCCCATCCATTCACGGAATTCCTTATAAAAGGCTTTTTTATCTACAGGTTCATCACTTACATCCAATGCGGGTTCTGGTTCTGGAACAGATTTAACCTTTTCTTGAACGACTGGCTGAGGTTGTGATTCTGCTTTAGGCGACGGATCCGCGTCAAGAGGAAGTACTGGAAGGTCGTCATCCGTAATTTCTGGAGTTTTCTGTTTTTCCTGCTTTGTAACAGGCTCTGCTTTAGGTGCAGTTTCACACATTGCTTTTGTTACTTGTTCAGCAGGGTGCTTTTCATCATGGCAATTACCGCAGCATTGATGGTTTAAAATTTCATTCCATTCTGCGATTTTAAGTGCAAGATCTTCGGTATCATTGAATTTAATTGTTAAGATATTTTGGTTTTCCATGATAGTTTCTCCTTTAGAATTTAAACAGTAATTCATCATCAACTAATTTCCCTTCCACAATTTTGGGAATTCCAATCTCCTGGAGTTTACGAATTACACTGTGACTTTTAGATATATAAATAGTATTTCTTTCAATTTGTACTGCTGTTGGCTTAATTACATATGGCTCTGTTTCAAGCGCAGGCGCCACACAAATGACTTTATTATTAATATCTATACCAACTTTGAAATATTCCGGGCCTTTTAATTTTCTGTAAGCCGGCATTGAAAGCTTGATATAGCTATTTGTAGTAACTATAGCTACCTTTTGTAATGGTTCGTGTTTGCCCCTGTTATCTGCAAAGAAATTAAAGTCAAATGCATTTACAGTAGGTTTAGATTTTATTGCTTTTATTTCAGGCATTTTATCTCCTCTCAAAATTTAAATAGCAACTCTAGTGTCCCGTTTTCATCATTCACGGCCCCTTCAATGTTTTTAGTAATTCCCAATTCTCTGAGCTCGGCCAGAACGATACGGGATGTTGAAATTAATACTTTTGAATGTTTAAGTTCATGTGTTTTTGGATAAATAGCACCCTTAATGTTTTCTTTAGTAACTGGTAAAACATGAATTTCACGATCCGCCTTATCGATTCCAACTCTAAGGCCGATAGGTTGCCCTAGTGCTTTATAAGCGTCAATGCTTAATCCGCATGCGGAACCCCACATGTTAAATCGTATCTTCGGAGGGTACCGGCCCGTTCTATTAAAGAAATCAAAATCTATATTTTTATTAACAGTTGGCATAGTAGCCTCCTTATGTGTTACAATTTAACTAGGTTAATTTAATTTGTGCTCGTATCTCATTGCCGTGAGTGCGAGCATTTTTACTTTTACGGCGAACATGTTCATCGTGGCAATGTTTGCATACTCTAATTGCCTTACGATTAGTCTCGTCATAAATGTAGTTATGAGTGTGTGGAATTAACCTAACTCCACATTTCGTACATGTTCGAACCGGACGTCTCATCGTATTAGTACCCAAACCAGACCGCCATAAAACATAATGCAAACGGCCATCACAACAAGAATAAATAACACACCAATCACATCAATATCGTCCATAATGCTCATCCTCCTTAAATGATTTATAAAGAATAGCTACTGCTGATACAACGCATAAAAGCAACAGTAGCATAGTCGATGAGTGCAACTCGTACCCTTGCACATCTGAGCCTTCTAAAATTCCAAAACATGTGGCCAACATGATGCCTGCTAATTTTTTCATTTTTTCACTCTCCTATTCTTGCTTGGCATCGTTTCCCTAGCCATGCATTAAACGAATCTAAATGGATCAATCGTTTACCTCCTCGGGCCCCTATCTTCATCGACGGAAAATCAAAGTCAGCCGCCCATTGACGAATCACATCTTGAGGAACGCTTGCTAGTTCAGCAGCCTCAGCGACTGTTATGCATAATTTATTCCTGTCCACAATAATCCTCCTTTATATCTTCTTTATAGATGTTCATAAAATTTTCATGAATATTTTGCGTATTCTTAAATAATTGTTTGTATAATCACCTTGAAAGGAGGTGATTATAATGAAATTCAAAATGCCGGTTGCCCCATTTAAAAATATGTCTGAATTATTTACTGTAATACGAAATAATAAAGTAATCGCTGACAAAGTGTATGGATTTTTCTGTTCTAGTAAATATCCAAACTCCATTCAAACATTAGAATTTTCAGATATAATAGAAGGCGATATCTTGGTTCATAACAAAAAGAACTACCATGTTATAGATGTAAAACCTTTGGGAATGACTGATGGCGCCATTTTAAAATATGAAACAGACTATCAGCGTGCTCATAAACGCTCTAATGCAACCAATATATTTAACATTGGCACTATAAATGGAAATTCTATAATTGGTTCACAAGAAAATGTTTCAATTTCTATAGATCAATCCATAAATTCAATTTCAAATCTAATTGACAATGACAAAAATATATCTATGGAAGAAAAAGAAGCGTTTAGAAAAATGCTCCATTTGCTAGAAACAAACTTAAGTAATGATATTCCCGTGCCAAAAGGTCTATTATCAAAATTTTCTAATGTGCTCCACAAGCATCAACATATTGCTATCGCAGTTATGCAGATGCTATTTACTTTTGTCACTGCCCAGAGCAAATAATTCATCTATATCTTTTGCACATTTATTTTGAATTGATAAGGCTAATTGATAAATTAATGATGCGTCTTTCCAAACAGATAATTTATTATTTTGTGATTCTTCTAGATTAGTTAGTACATCAGATAACACAATTATTTTGTCAGATAACTCCATGATTATTTGTGGATCATCCACTTGTTTTTGCAACTCCGTCAATAGTTCCAGCTGTTGGCGGAGTATTTTAATATGTTTTTCCTCTTTCATTTAATGCCCCTCGCTACTGCCACTAACTTTGTTGGTGGCTTATATGTTTTGCCAATTTATGAGTTTTTAACCGTAGAGCTAAATCAGTTGTTGGTGTTGTACATATTTTCTCCTTTGTTAATTAAATATTTATCTTCACCTCCCGTTCATGTATAATTTTGATGAAAGGGAGTGATATAAATGAATAGTTTACAAATCACAAAAATTTGTAAAATACTAGGTGAGTTATTAACTGGACAAGAAATAACAATAATGTTTGCTAATTTAGGTATTAACTGTGAACTTCCTGATATCGATACAAAATGGAAACGTATTTATAATGGAGTCGCTAATGAATGTAATAAGAACAATTCCTACGATCCAATGATAAAAATAATTGAATACATTATGTCTCCGTCACTCTTCGTAGAAAGACAAAATGATTTTACTGATGCATTAGATTCATTAAATACACTTTTAAGTTTTATCGGGCTTAAACTTCTTCCTACAGGAAAGGTAATAAAAGTAACCCCTGCAACAACGCTAGACGAGGCTACCGAGGTTGTAAGTCGATTGAAAGCAGATCTGCATAGATTTTCAATTCATCCTCAGATACTTGCGTTCTGTAGACCTGAAATTATTTCAGAAAATCTATTCCATTTGATATTTGAATCTTGTAAATGCCTATTAGCAGAATTGCGCTCTATATCAGGATTAGATTTAGATGGGAGTACTCTAGTAAATCGATGTTTTGAAGGTTCGAATCCGATAATCGTTATGAATAAATTTCAAACTGATGATGAAAAATCAGATCACAATGGTCTCCGTTCGTTGCTAAATGCAATTGTTTATCTATACAGGAATCCCAAAGCACATACACCCAAATACCTAAGTAATGATACTTATCAATCAACTATTGAGGCATTAATTATTATTTCCAGAGCACGATATGCGCTCGAAAAGTGTGTCAGAAATTATACTCATAAGATTAATTGATTCTGCATTAACAAGATTTGCAGCCCCGTCTAAAACTATTTTTAATTTCGACTCAATGCCAGGTATATACATATCTGCATCGTCCCGACTTAAAAATATCAATCCATCTTTGATGCTACGTGATAGATTACCGTTCAGGTCTATTACGTAGTATTTTTTATTGTCGAATTGTGTTGACAACAAAACTACTTCTTTGATTCATCTCTCCTCCTTTCTGTGTTAATAAATTGTTCGCATATCGCGCCTTTTGTCGCAAGTAAAGCGCGCTTTACTTTTAAATTAAAAAAATAATGTAGGAACAGGAACATTAAGAGCTTCTGATAGTGCATCCATTGTGTCAGAGCGGATAAACTTAAGCTTTCCGGCTTCAATATTAACAATAGTAGTCCTAGAAATACCAGATATCCTAGAAAGCTCTTCTTGAGTTATATTTTTATTAATCCTACATTCTCTAAGCTTATTCATACGTCCTCCTTTCTTCATTTCAGTTGTCAAGCCCGCTTGACAGCTTTAGTATACTTTATCAAAAAACAATTGTCAAGCATGCTTTACAAAAAAGTTTTTATAATGTAAACTTTACTTATCAAGAAAGGAGGATTCTACGATGTCATTAGGAGAAGCCATAAAAAAATATAGAGAAGATAATAATTTAACATTAGAAGAACTATCAGCAAAAACCGGTTTGACTAAACAATACTTGTCAATGCTAGAAAATAATAAAAATTCTAGAACAAAGAAACCAATTATTCCTTCTATTAGAACTTTAAACAAATTAGCGGACGGGATGAATATGTCGTTAGATGAATTATTAACTGATCCAGATGAACAAGATCAACTCGGCGAACGTGCACTTGAATTCTTCGCTGATGTAGGCGATAAATCTAGAGCAAATAATAAAACTGAAGAGGAATATTACCTAGATAAAGAAGCTGCTGAATTCGCTGAGTACTTACGCACACGCCCAGGGGCCCGTATGTTATTCTCTGCAGCAAAAGATATTAGTAAGGAGGATATGGAGAAAGCAGTTGAATATATAGAACTATTAAAATTAAAAAATAAATAGCATATAAGGGAGTGTGTTAATTTGGTAGTTAATGTAATTTACTGTGATTTACCACATGCCAACGCTGTGTCGGAGGAATGTGAAGATATAGATACTCATAATATCTATATAAACAAAAACCTCTCTCATGATCGCATGAGGGAGGAAATTAAGCACGAATTGATGCATATTATTAATGACGATTTTTATTTAGACCAACATGTTAATCTAGTTGAGCGTATGGTTAGAATGTCTCAACTTGAAGATGGAGACCTTAACGAAATCGACTTTTATCATCATATTATTTAACACAGGGAGATTTTAAAATGAAAAAGGGATTAGTATTAGCAACAATATTTGCATTATGTTCAACAATGATGGTCAGTGCAAAGGAATTTAACGACGCACGTTGGCAATGGTTTTATTCAAATTCTGGCTACACAGGGAAAGTCGATTTGAACACACTCTCCTATGACCCAGCTACTGATACTGCTAAAGCGTGGGCTGTATGGGTACAAACTAGAGGTTTTCAAGAATTAAGAGAATACAATATTCACTTTGCAGATTCTTCTGTTACAATCATACAATATTATGTTTATAGGAATGGTTCTGATACAGTTGTTAAGGAGGCTGCAGTAAATACCACTCGCACTCCAGCCCCTGGAAGTGGTGGTGAAGCCCTTATTGCTTCTGTAAAAGGGTTAGTCGGTCGTGACGCTAAATTAGCAGACTATAAAAAACAAAAAACAGCCGAGGCACAGATTCAGGAACAAAAACGCATTGAAGAACAGCAAGCTGCTGAAAAGAAAGCTAAACATGAACGCAATCGAGATGTTTTAAGAGGAATATTTGGGATATAACGGGTTTTAATACTGGGAGGTTAGTATATGGGATTTTTTAACAGTGAACCGAAAGTTATCGAGAGCCCTACAAAGGACTTTATGGGCCAACACTTATACCACTTAGATGGCATTGGTGCTAATTTATTTGTGTATGATACATGTGTCGTTATCGATCGCACCCAAGGCGGGCTATTTAACTTAGGTAATCGAACATATAAGATTATTCCAATAAAGAACATCTTAGCCATTCAAGTGAAATCAACTGGTGTTACTTCCGGATTTTTGGAATTTGCCACATACGGTCACGAAAATACATCGATGAAAGGCTTTGACAGGACCAACGATGAAAACAATATCAATTTTAACAATGAAAACTCAGTTAATACTGCTAGGGAAATTGTTAAATATCTAGTTCCTAAAATTTGTTAAATGCTCTATTTCTGTAGGCAGAAAGGGTCTATGTTAAAAGGAGGGTCATTATGTTTGATACATATAAAATTATCGCTATTCAAAACGAAAGCACCGTATTAATAGACTACGGCCTAAACAGTGGGGCTAAAGAGGGTGACGTTTTACGTATAATCGAACCTGGTGAAGACTTAATTATAGATGGCGTAAACTACGGCGCGTATGACGGTATAAAAGCTGTTATTGAAATTACAGCCCCTTATGCTCAATTCTCTGTATGTCAGCGCATTGTTAGACGTACTAGTACTCTATTTAGTCCGGTATCTGTACTTCAAAAAACTATTGCTCGAACCGTCCCATTAAATGTCAATAAAGATGATATTTCTGACAATCTTTCCGCGCCTAAAATAACGCCTATAAAGATAGGCGATACTGTTTTACTCACAAGAGAATAAGTATTGAAAACTTATTTTATATGATGTATACTAATGATAGTGAACTGTCCCTTTCCACATTGCGTGACTGTTGGACACTGGAGCCCTTGCTATCATTGGTAGCGGGGCTCCTTTTATTATATGGGAGGCTGAATTTTGATAATTTATGACAAGCCTTTTAAAACTTACGAGCAACAAATTGAATTATTACGTACTAGAAATCTAAACATAAGCAATCAAGAATTTGCGATTCATGCTTTAGATACAATATCTTATTATGATCTAATTAATCGGTACCAAAAACATTTTATACCGGACGGAGAGCATTTTATTGAAGGTACTACTATAGAACAGTTATATAGCCTTTCTATGTTTGACAGATCTATACAAGCATTCATTTTAAAGTATAGTATGTTTATTGAAAATATATTTAAAACAAAACTAGCTTACACTTTATCTAGAGATTTCGGTGTAGATATGTCAGTGTATTTAGCAAAGTCAAAATATAAAGAGTCTTATCAAAATCCTAATAATGTATTGACGTTTGACGCTGTTCAACTCGAATGTTTCAAAACAAGAAATGATGATAAAATCGCAAACAACCCTACTTTATATTATCGTGAACACCATAACCACATTCCACCGTGGATACTATTAAAAAACCTATCATTTAGTAATTCCATTAATCTCTTTAAACTGTTAAAGAACGCCCAACGCGACGACGTTGTAAACGAATTGTTGCCTAACGAACCTGACAGGATAATTCCACTTAACGATAAAACTAATTTTATTATTTGCGCATTAGAGGCCATTAGAGTGTTTCGAAATGCAGCAGCACATAATCTTGATTTCACTGCTCTTAGAACTGATGAGACACGAAAAATCCCTTCTAGTACATTGTCAAAATGTTTACCCGGAAAAATTTTAATAAAGAAAGAAAAGAAGAAGATCGAGAAAAACGAAAAAGTATATCTTAAGGGTGTATATGGTGTAATGTTATCGATGATGGTTTTACTAAAAACTGATTATCTTAAAAAACAATTTATTGTCGACTTCTTATCTGTATTTAATGGTATTGACGAGGGCGACCGGGAAATAAGGCCTTTTTTATTTCAGTGTTATGCGAACATCGCAGACATGCCGGCAGATACACAGAATAGATTTTTAATCTATTTGGGGCAAACGTAGAAAACCCCTCCTCTCTCTTATACAAAAAAAATAAGCCCTCACCGCAGTGAGGGCTACTAAAAACTACATACCTAGCCTTAGAGGTACTTCATTTTTACTCCAATAACATTATACCACAAAACCTCTAAGGCTTATTTCTCATACCCAAATTTAAGCCAAGGAGGTTATTTTTATGGCTAAAAAACGATCCGACGGTCGCTACCAGGTATCAAAGATGATAAGCGGCAAGCGTAAATACTTTTATGGCACAACTAGGAAAGCGGCTATAGAAGCTATGGAGAAATACGTAAATACTAATCAATCATGTGCCAATTTCGATGATACTATTTCATTAAACACCTGGATTAATATATGGCTGCAATTAAAAGAAAAGAGTATAACACCGGCTACCTATCAAAGTTATACAGGAATCATTAATCGTTATATTAGAGATAAAATCGGCGGCGTAAAGTTAGCTGAAATTAAACCTAATACATTACGATATGTCTTTGAGTCAATGGACGGATTGTCATCAAGAACTATATCCTACACCATGACAATCCTAGGTTCTATATTAGAGCAAGCGGTAAAAGACGATATAATCCCTAAGAATTATATGAAAAATATAGATCGGCCTAAACAAGTTAAGGTTCGCCAAATGATCACATTATCTGCAAACGAAGTCAAGAATTTTCTGTCCAATATCTCAAACACCGAACACCATGCACTATTTAAATTAGCATTTGCAACCGGTATGCGGCGCTCTGAATTACTAGGCCTAAGATGGTCTGATATCGACTTTAAAAAGTCGACCATATCCATTTCACAAACAGCACTCAAAATCGGATCAACTGCAGTTATATCAAACACAACTAAAACAACATCATCAAAACGGATAATAGCCATTGATACGGAAACACTCCAGGAGCTTATGAAGCATAAAACAGTCATAGACAAACGCAGAATCAAGACTATGAATTGGATTAATAACAATCTAGTATTTCCTGGTATTAAAGGTGCCCCTCGCTGTCCTGATGAAGTTAGCAAGCTATGCAAGAAATACGCTAATTTAATCGGCAAGCCATCTTTTACAATGCATGGCACAAGACATACCCACGCCACTCTTCTCATCGAAAATGGGGCAAATATGAAAGCCATACAGGAACGTCTAGGGCATGCTTCATTTCAAGAAACAATGGACACCTATTCACATGTCACTCCTAAGATGGAGGATGACATCGTGGAACGAATTTCTAAAATATTCTGATGTCAAAATGATGTCAAACCACACAAGACTTTATGATGTCAAACAAAAATAAGGGCTTACAGAATTACCTGTAAGCCCTTATTTTATTAGCTTGGTGCGGTTGGCGGGACTTGAACCCGCACGAGCGTTAGCTCACCACCCCCTCAAGATGGCGTGTCTGCCATTCCACCACAACCGCATGGAATACAAATGGTGCCTCAGGACAGAATCGAACTGTCGACACACGGATTTTCAGTCCGTTGCTCTACCAACTGAGCTACCGAGGCATGATTTTTTGTAAAAAAAAATGGCGACCCCGATCAGATTTGAACTGACGATCTTCGCCGTGACAGGGCGACATGTTAACCGCTACACCACGGGGCCGCGTATCAACTCGCGTTGACTACTTGTACATAATATCATGGATTTTAGAGCAATGCAACTATTTTTTTAAAAAATATTATTACAAATCTATGAAAATAATTGATTATATTTGATAATCGTTATTTTATAGCTTTTATAAAAGTATCTCTATATTATATTACAGGAATCCACCCTTTATCGTCATAATTCGTCAGTTTTCGCAATAGTACAATTTTCTCTATAAGCTATAATAGGTATACCCTTTACTAGAAATCATCCTATTCTTTACTCAATATGCTACAATATGTATATATTCAATATGAAAATGCCGCTATAGAAACATGAAAGGATTCGCTATGAATAAGTTCAATTCAAAAGGT